ATGCTTAGATTACTGATGTGTTTATTCGGCTTCCACGGTGCGACTAAGGTTGACTACACAATTGATGATGAAGAAATCAAGGTGTGCCGGGATTGTTTGAAAGAAGTTAAATAACAATCACTCAAGCAAAGAGCTGTTTCATAAAGCTGTAATACTTAAGCAATATAGTTGCTCTGCAAAAGAAGAAAGACGTTGTAATGCAAGTCAAGCCCGTTTAATTGGAGAGAGTTAAGCGGGCTTTTTTATTTCAAAATCGCCGAACATATTACGGCAAACAAAGCCCCTCGCATTCTAGATGTTGAGGGGTTTTTCTTTTCTTATTGGTGGTACCTATGACAGACAAAGTACAAGCTAAACAAGACTTAGAATTTTGTAGTGCTGAGCTGTCTAAATATCAGAATCTCAGTCGATCCGGATTAACGCTTAGTGAGTTGCATGCGATTGACGGCATCATGATTAAGCTGAAAGAGCGTATTAAGAATTTGCGTACGGCTCTTTATTCGTGATGTTAGATGATTTTTCGTGGTGTTTAGTAGAATAGATTTCATGTTATATATAACTTTCAAATAATCAGGAGAATAACGTGACTTCACTAGAATCAGAAACACTTAAAGAAATTGAAAAAATTAAGGCAAAAGCAGCTATCGCAGTGGCAGTATTAAGCAACGCGGATCCATCTGCACTAAGTTCGCCGTCAACCAGTAGCAAGAAAACAGAGCTGATTGAGATGATTAAAAAGGCTCAAGCTACTCTTGATGATTAAGATTTTAAAAATAAAGACCTCCTTCGGGAGGTTTTTTATTTGGTGTGGACTATGGATCCTAAGCACTATAAAA